GGACAACAGATGTTCAATCCGACTTCTCTATCAGAATGGCAAAGGCATGGGCAAACTGGGAAGATATCACAGGCAAAGAGATGATGAACATATATGCGGGAGCATGTGCAAATGGGGCTGTCTATAAGGAAATGAGCGAAAGACAAATCAAAAACCACATCGCTAAGAAGCTTGAGAAGAAACAGGATTGGTGGCTATCGTCCGGGGACGCTGTAAGTCACGGTTTTGCTGATGCCATATGGGGCACAGAAAACTACGAGTCCTTAGAAGCAATCAAAAGCCATGTACTTTGAATACTGCAACTACAATAAATATATAGATGATTACGGCAAAGAGCTTACCCATATCTTTGGGGCCGTTGATAAAGGGTTAGGGGGCTTAGCCCTACCTATCCATCTGATTCGCGAAGTGAAAGAATATATGCCAGCAGGAACGGTCCTAGCTACGGCCATAGACTATCCTTCTGGCTATAGCTCCCCCAAGACCCGTAGTCATGCTGTGCTCACTGCTCTTAAATCGAACGTCACAGCCATTGACTACGTACCCAACCAATATTTCGTTCGCAATAAGTTCACTGAGGTAAGCGAAGAGGTTAAGACTGCTCTGGCAATGTGCAAGGACTATGGGGCCACTCTAAGGGTATTTTTAGACTATCATCATATCAGTAATATCATCACATTCTCTCGTCAATTGGAGAAACTAGGGGTAGAGATAGTCTTTCCTACTCTTGGATATCATCATGACGATTTTTTTGATAACCTACTTAATGCAAAGATGGTAGAGAAACAAACTAGCCTTTCCGTCATCTTTAATGGGTATATGTGGACCCCCGAACACATGGAAATAATTAAAAAATCTAAGTTATTTGGTGCTAGACTGTATAATCTATCCCTTTGGTGTAAATATAAGCAGGAACAGGACTTGTAATGTTGGAATTAAAGGGACACTACGACTAAAAGTCGGAGTAATATTATGACTGATTTTAATATCTCGCTAGGTATAGACCACGGAATAACCAATGGTCTGCCTACATCTGGAGACAACGACATTGGAACCATTCGATATGGTGGCAATGTTGCAGACTCAACCTTCTTCAATGCAACAGCATTGGGTGGGCCAAACCGCGTAACAACCCTCGTATCTGGTGTTGATGGATTAAGTGGCATTTTGAGTGCTGGTCCTTTCAATGGTGGTGACCAAGTTATCCGTCGGGTGACAACCGATATCGCTAATGTTGCGAACAATGTTCTCTTGGCCGGTGCTTCTAACTCTGCGAATGGTCAATCTATCCATACTGTATTCAAGAATGCTGTCGTATACTACAAGAGAGGTATCCGTGAAAATCACTGGAATCATTTCTCTGGAGTATGGGAAGCTGGCTTTCCTGAAACTGCGAACTCTGGTATTTGGGATCAAGCAACTGATGCCGATCAAGGTGATGATGCCAGAACCAACACCACTGATGATGCAGCTCACCCAACTGCTGCTATTCCTGGTGAATTCGTTTATCGTGATGGTAGTCCAACTCCAGTACAGGATGACTACGCAGCCAAGACCCTATTTTAAGCTAGCCCTTTAACTCCTTTGAGGAAATCATCATGAGTGATCCTGCAATAATTGGAGGGATAGTTGCTATTTCAATAGCCCTGGTTAAGATACTAGACCTTGTAGTTAGCTCTTTCATTAAAAAGCTATTCCCTAGTGATGGGTGGCAAGAAGAAGAGAAAGACAGGGCTTTATCGTATTTGAATAGGTTGTATGAAATGCATGACAAGGTAGACGGCGATGGGACTCCTATTTGGTACGTTCCTAGATCATGGACAAAGACTCAAAAAGAAATCTTACAAACTGTTAGCGAAGTGGCTCATACCCAAGCCTTACTAGCCAACACAATGGAAAGATGCGTTGAGATCCTTGACCGGATTGATCGTCGAAACGGTCGCGAATAATCCTATCGAGAAACTGCATAAGGCAGAGTACAATTCCTTAACGGGTTTTGTACTTTGCCTTTTTTTATTGGGGAAGATATGGATGACAAGGAATCAAAGAGTTTTCGCTATAGATTTAAAGTAGATGAAGAAGTAGCAGAAATGTATGCTAAGAGCAACTGCAAGGAGTGCTTTGGCAAGGGAGTAGTTCGCTCACAACAGGGGACTGGAGGAGGGACTATTAGACGTGGAGGCTCTGTAATTCAGTCTATTAATTACTGTCAGTGCGTCAGAAAGAATCAAAGGAAATATGGATGAATAAAGAACTGTCATGGGATGAATTTTTTATTGGAATGTGCCTACATGCTTCTAAAAAATCAAAGGATAAGAGTACTAAGCTGGGAGCAGTTATAGTTTCTCCAGACAACACCGTATTGTCTATTGGTTTTAATGGATTTCCGCGTGGTCTTGATGACGAGATCAAAGAATATCACCTTCGCCCTATGAAATACAGCATTACAGAACATGCGGAGCGTAATGCTATCTATAACGCGGCCCGCAAAGGTGTTCGTCTAGAGGGCTCCATTATGTACTTGCCGTTTGAGCCTACTCCATGCACCGATTGTACTAGGGGTGTGATTCAGGCGGGGATTGTCGAGGTTCGAGGAACAGACTTTAAGTTTACCGGAAAGGGAAAGCAGTGGGATGACAACTTAGCTATTGCAAAAGAAATGTTGGTTCATGCGGGCATCAAAAGAACCATAGTTCCAGTTTCTTCTGAGTATGATATTAGAAACTTGTACAAATCTTAATTTTAAAAGTTGAGCGTAACTTTTTTTGGTAGAGTAACGGTGTATATTATAGAGGTCGGGAAGAAACGAGCGAGTCAAATTCTCACCGTTAAAGCGACACATCCCGATCATTTCTAGAATGGTTGTAAGGCTACCATGATAAGCGTCAGGTTGGATGATTACTTTTAATGAACAACAAACTTACAATTAACCCCTAGTAGTCTGACTTCAGCCATCATACGTGTCGCTTTTAAAAATTACGACCCACTCTGTCTGTACACGCATACGGAGTGGGTCTTTTTTTATGGAGGAAATAAATGAGTGCGTTTACCAATTCGTTCTCGGAAGAGACGTGGTTTCAGAAGTATAAGTTCAAGGATGATACTTGTGTAGAGGACACATGGAAGAGAGTAGCAGTCAACCTAGCAGGGGTAGAAAAAGATAAAGAAAAGTGGACTAAGAAATTCTATCAAGCTCTAGAAAATTTCAAATTTGTTCCTGGCGGTCGCATTACCTCAAATGCTGGGACCGGAATCAAAGGAACGACCTATATCAACTGCTTCGTTGATGGGTTCGAAGGCCGAGACAAAGACTCCATAGAGGGTATCTACGGCACTCTTACAAAGCAAGCCCAAATCCTTAAGTCAGAGGGTGGCTATGGCTTCTGTGCTGATATTATGCGTCCTTGCGGGTCTCATATTCACGGCATAGCCAACCAATCTCCTGGCTCAGTTAAGTTCTTAGAGCTATGGGACAAGTCTTCTGAAATTATTACTGCTGGCTCAAATAAAAAGTCAAATAAGAATGAAAAGAACTTCATTCGTAAAGGTGCCCAGATGGTAACAATGTCATGCTGGCACCCCGATGTTCTAGAGTTTATAGAGGCCAAGAAAACCCCTGGTCGTCTGACTAAGTTCAATATGTCGGTGCTATGTACTGATGAATTTATGAATGCTGTAGAAAACGATCAGCCTTGGGAGCTAGTCTTTCCTAACTATGAGGCATATCCAAAGCTATACAAAGAGGGCTGGGATGGGAGCATAGAGAGGTGGGTTGATAACGTAGAGAAAGCGGAGTCATTCAACTCTATCATACGCCTAGAGGAACCAAAAGACCCTTTGGTTGTTCACCATAAATTTGATTCGGCTCGTGAGCTATGGGATCTTATCATGAGCAATACATATAACCGGAACGAACCGGGAGTATTGTTTGTTGATACTATGAATCGCATGAATAATTTGCACTGGTTGGAATGGATAAATGCGACCAATCCCTGTGGAGAACAAGTTCTTCCTATAGGTGCTGTTTGTCTACTTGGTTCTATTAATTTAGTTCACTTCATTGATCCGTTAACAAAAGAATGGAAGTGGAAAGAGCTAAAGGAAAATATACATACAGCCGTAAGGTTTATGGATAATGTAAATGATATTACAAACGTTCCATTGTCTTCTCAAAAGAAAAACCTGAAAGACAAACGACGTATTGGTCTCGGTGTCTTGGGCTATGGCTCTGCTATGCTCATGGCTCGTGTTAAATATGGTAGTCCAAAAGCGTTGAAGATGACAGAAGAACTAATGGAATTCTTTACCAATGAGGCGTACAAGGCATCTGCTTTATTAGCAAAAGAGAAGGGGTCTTTTGACCTATATGATGAAGAACAGTACTTAAGGGGAGAGTTTATTGAGAAGCTTGACCCATCAACTATAGCATTGATTAAGAAGCATGGAATGAGAAATTCTCATGTCACCTCAATTCAACCTACCGGCAATAGTTCGTGTTTCGCGAACCTTGTTAGCGGTGGTCTTGAGCCCTTATTTATGCATGGTTATGTCAGAACTTCCATACAGCCTGTTCCTCCAGAAGGGTTAGCTGTTCCAAAAAATGTGAGCTGGGAAAACAAGAAGTTTGATATAGACAGTTATAACGGAAGCCCTCATACTGATTGGAAATGGATAAAAGAAGGAGATGAAAATCTCTTAGCTACTTCATTTGAAGATAAGACCTGGAAGTTTGACCGTAATAGAGGTCTAACTAAAGAGGAGTGGGTCGAAGACTATGGAGTGTCTATTCTGAAGGGGCTCGACAAGTGGAATCCTGAAGCTCAGTGGGCATCATGTTCTATGGAGCTAGATGTAGATGCCCATGTTAATACAATGTCAATCTTCGCAAAATGGGTAGACTCTGCCATCTCTAAAACCATTAACCTGACCAAAGAATACCCATATGATGACTTTAAAATGGTGTATACCAAGGCGTGGAAAAATGGTATCAAGGGTTTTACTACCTATAGAGCAGGCACCATGACCTTTGTTCTCGCTGCGGAATCATCTTTGGATGATAACGAGGACAAAATCAAACCTACCGTTTCACCCGACCGTCCCCGCGAATTACCGTGTGATGTCTACCACATTAAGGTAAAGGGCGAGTCATACTTCGTTTTAGTTGGATTATATAATGGTGATCCTTATGAAGTATTTGCGGGTAAGAATGGATTCATAGACAAAAAGGTATTAAATGGAACTATAATAAAGTTGGGTAGACCTAAAGGGGTGTACAAGGCCATTTTAGAAGACGGCTTAGAACTTTCCCCAATAAACCAAACGTGTTCCGCTGAAGAAGATGCCTTGACCCGTATGACCTCACTAGGTCTACGACATGGTGCAGATATACATCTGATTGTACAGCAGCTTGAGAAGGTAAAGGGCGATATGACATGCTTTGCGAAAAGTATGGCTAGAGCCATTAAAAAATACATCCCTGATGGTGCTAAAGAAAACTGTGCTTGTCCTGAATGCGAGGGAAAAGAGAGTCTGATCCGTCAAGAAGGATGTATTACCTGTACTCAATGTGGCTTTTCGAAGTGTGCTTAGTGTATTTATATTAGGTATGGCTTGCTTTGCCTATCTAATTTTTATAATAAAATAAAAAGGGAAAGATTTAATGGATGACTATAATTCTCCAGAAGAACTCGTTGAAGCCTATACACAGGGCTTTGCGGGAGCAGAGTGTGATCCAGAAGACCTAAAGGCTCTTTTGGGAGAGCTGCCTATGCCTATGTTTGGTGCGGCAGCGTGGGAACTATCTGAGAGCGGGGCTGGAAAGCTCAGTCTGCCGTTTAAATCTTTAATAAAATTTGATCCTGGGTATGGTCCTTCGGAGCGTCAAACTACGGGCGACTGTGTAAGCCATGCTACTAGAGGTGCCGTTGATATTACTCGGGCTGTAGAAATAGATATTAAAGGAGAGGCTGAATCTTGGGAAGCACGAGGTGCTACTGAGGGGATTTACCAGTCAAGAGACCACAGAGGACAAGGAATGTCTTGTTCTGGTGCGGCACGATATGTAAATCAAACAGGAGGAGTATTGCTTCGTAAAGCATATCCTGATTTCGACTTGTCTGTTTATGATTCATCTAGTGGTGCTAAGCATCGGATACCAGATTCAGTATATAGAACAGAGGCACGTAAGCATCCTGTTAATACTATCTCTTTAGTGTCAACTGTTGAAGAGGCTAGAGACGCATTAGGTAATGGATACGCCTTGTCATGCTGTAGTAGTCTGGGCTTTTCGTCTACTCGTGATGCTCAGGGCATTGCAAGACGCTCTGGCTCTTGGAATCATGCGATGGCCTGGATAGCCTGTGATGATACTCGCGAACTTTTTGATGAGATGTTGTTTTTAATTCAGAATAGCTGGGGAAAATGGAATGGTGGTCCCAAGCGTCACGGTCAACCTGATGGAAGCTTTTGGGTGCGTGAGCGTGATGCTCGATCCATTTTGAATGCTCGCGGTTCCTTTGCGTTCAGCGATGTAAAAGGATTTCCTGCACGTCAGTTACCAAATTATGGCTTAGGAGGTTGGGTATAATGGAAAAAGAGAGTAGGTTAAATTTTAGGGGGCTGCTAGGAATTTTGCTTATCGCTATAGCGTTTTTGTATAAGTCTGGAGGAATATTACCTCTAGGTGATGCAAAGCTGGAGAAGCCAGAAGCAGATATCGTTGCACTTGTTGACGGTATTAGTGTTTCAGATGATGCTGGCTCTAGTAAGCTGGCAGGACTGTTCAATGCTTTATCAGAGAAGCTCGATAAGGTTACGCTTAACACGAATCTCCAAGTCCAATACCTTATGGATTTTATTGGCAAGAAAACATTTGGTTCGGAGCTTATGGACAACGGGTCTCCTAAATATCCAAAGTTCTCTCCATCCGTTGCGAAAGCTATGACTAAAGTTTTAGGGCCACAGACTGATACGGACCCTATAACTGGAGATAAAAAAAGAAGATTAGCTCGACTCTTCTATGGCTTGTCATGGAAACTATATAAGTCTGAACAAGATAAAGAATACGAGTCGTATAAAGCGAAGGCATTGTCAGCGATTAAGGAATATGCTAATGTAGAGCCCGACCCTCCAGACGAAGACGAAGACGAAGACTGTCCGTGCGAGGGGCTGGGATATATTATTCATGGAGATGGGCACCGTACTCCATGCCCATGCATAGAATCTGGTAAGAAATGCACCCATAACCCTAAGTGTGGTACTGAGGCTCCTCCTGTAGAGGTTCCAAAGAAGAAAGAGTGTGTCTCTTGTAAGAAGGCATCTCCACCTAAAGTTTCACCACCCTCGTCTAATAGAAGATATAGACGTAGGGGTATTTTCGGAGGTCTATTTAGACGATGAAATTAGAAGAAATACAGGCTCGGTTTGGGTCAGAAGTTGATCATCCTGAGCTACTTCCATTAGCAGCAAAGGTCTATGATCTAGCTAGTGAAGATGCAAAAGAAGACAATTATACCTTTGATATAGTCACTATAATCATGTTAGTGAATCTATTATACCGGATTGGAATGATAATCTGGAACTGGTATCATCGAGATAAAGAGCTGGCTATTAGAAAAAGCTGTAAGCTTTCAATTTTTCAAAGATTTATCCTATGGACTGTCGTAGCACGCAAGGTTCCGAGAAAAGAAAGAGCCTATTTGTATGACGGTGTTGTGGGTATGGTGTATAAGTTTACTGACGATGAACGTAAACTTTGGTTTAAATCGTATTAATCCTGAAAGGGGAACATAATGAAAAATAAACTATCAACGCTTTTAAAATCCCGTAGATTCTGGGCAGCAGCAGCAGGTTTGGTGGCTGTAGTTGGTCAAGATGTGTTTGGTGTGGAATTAGATACCGAGCAACTGGTTGCTATCTCTACTATAGTTGTGGCATGGATCATCGGTGATGCTGTTCGTGAAACCAAATAAGAGAAGGGGCGAGTAATGGATAATATTTTAGGATTTGTAAAAAACCTTGATACCTTTCAACTTATTCTTCTTGCGGCGGGTGCGTTTTTACTATGGCCTACCATCCAAGGGTACTTAGGTGACTTCTGGGATGACTCAGAGAAAAAGCCTGTCGTGCATAATGAATCTGAGTTGGCCGATCTAGTATGTAAATGGGAATGTCTTGCTGATGGTTGTCGTGAGCACGGCTTAGACGAGGCTTGCGTTAAGCTTAAAGAAGTCTTCCCTATGTTAGTTGACGCACACAAAGAGGAAGAAGAAAACGATGTCGAAAAAGAGAGAAGAGAGAGCGGGGTCACTACGTAGTTGGATGATAGACAAGTTCTTGCTTGAACTTGGAATTACTCGCGAGCATGTTGCAAAGGCGACCAAACTATGGGATAAAGTTGATGTTAAAGAGACTCCTGATGGGGTTGAAATTAATATTAAGTTAAAAAATATCCAAGTAAAAATAGACACAGATTAGTGACTTAGGGGTTGTGGAAACACGGCCCCTTTTTTTACATGAATCCCTAGAAAATGCCCTTGAGGTGTGATAAGCCGCTATAATTATCTTTGTAGGGCTGTTTTTATAATCCTTTCGCCGGAGTTTTAAAATGCTTGAAATAAAGCACCAACCATGTTTAATCTTAAACCAAGACTATCGACCCTTGCTGGTTGTTAGTTGGAAGAGAGCACTATGCTTGGACATTATCGGTAAAGAAATGCCAGGAGAAGGCATCCGTGTTATCTCATACTACGATGACGACTATGTTATCTCCGCAGGAGGAGATCCGTTCCCTCTGCCTGCCGTAGCTGTATCTAACCGATACGTTAAGCGTCGTCGTAAGATTGCATTGAAAAAGCGGAACCTATTGATTCGCGATAATCGCTCTTGTCAATACTGTGGAGAGGGAGTACAGCCGGGGAAATCTACTATTGACCATGTTGTACCAAAGTCTCACTTTGATGACCCTGTAGAGGCTCATACTTGGAACAACACAGTTATTGCTTGCTGGCGTTGCAACTCTTCAAAAGGAAACAGAACTCCAAAGCAGGCCAATATGCGTCTATTGGCCGTGCCTAAAGAACCTGAGAGTGGTTCGTTCTATGTGGGGCTATCCCCTTGGCAGTCCATGCCAGAAGAATGGAAGGATTTCGTTAAAGTATGACGCACGAAAATCGTTGTGATGGCTGTAATCGCATGTTCGACGATGGTGATAATGTAACGGTACTCATCCCAAATGTTAAAGTTACGAACAGATATAATAAATCTGACGCATCTGTTCGCCTCAAAATGTCTCCTGACGCCGTTGAACTAAGAGCGGCTAAGCTGTACTGTAAGAAATGTTTAAACTACTCAGGATATATTCTGGAGGAACAAGAGGATGAAGAGAAGAAATCTACTTAAGTCTATGGCAACGCTTCCTTTTCTGGGGGCGTTGCCTTTTTTAGGCGAGAAGGCTGCTAAAGCAGAGCCTCTAGTCAAGGGTCGTGGTCCCAAATATATCTCATCAGATAATATTAAAAGCGTGAATATTACTATCTCTTATGATCTAGAGCAAGTCTTTGAGCTTGGTCAAATAGCTTTATATGAAAACCCTGACCGTTTTCGTACAATTGATGTTGAGATAGAGATAGAGTACAAGGGTATTGTCACGATCATGACATTACAGGCACTAGGAGATCAAAATATGAGATGGGACGAGTCTCCTGCTCAAAAGTCCTTCCATAATCGAGATGAACCTTATCATATTCTTCGACGTGACGGAAAGCCTATATATGATCTTCTGGAAGACCATCCTGCCACTCCTTATGGTGAGAAGTATGAGCTGATTATGATAATAAAAGACGGTGGAATAAACAGTGAAGGAGGGAATACCTATAGGAGATGCACCATCTCTGATCTAAAATTATGCTGTTTACAATGGTCTCCTATCCCTCCTAAAGAACTAGCAAAGGCTACTATCTAAATGGCTATTGAAATAGATGATGTTCTCCGTCATTTTACAGACAACCTAATTGATGACCCCATTCTGGCAGAACATTATTTTCTGGATGGCCACGAATTGACTGAATCTGTGCTATACTTTATTGAATGGCAACGAAAGCGTTTTCTAAAAGTTATGAAAACTAAAAGAGGACGAGCAAGAATTTCTTACGAGGATGTAGTAAATGAATATAAACAGAAGAAGCTTCTTTAGAACGTGTGCTATAGGCTTGGCGGCTGCTGTTGGAGCGAGCCCTCTTTCCCGTTCGGGACAAGCTAAAGACCTAGTAGACCACACAAAGGGGGTCGAGCCTGCATCATTAGGGGTAGACGAAAATCTAGTGGAATTCGATTATGGAGAAGGTTTCACTAAAAGAATGAAAGAGGTCATGAAAAAGCAGAAAGCAAATCCTTCTTACTACTGGGATAAAGGTAATCTTTCCGATTTATATATATCTCCAGAGGCTATGGAGGACATTAAAAACTGGAGTGTCGATCAAATAGACGAAGAAACACGAAAAGAAATATTAAGTAACTCTTCGGAAATAGCTCATATGCATGGAAGCTCAATTGGTGTATGTAAAGACTTAGACAGGGAAGAGATTCATGAATTAGGTCGCAGAGGCCCTTACCGTAGGCATCTAATCTTTCCTGTTGATGATGACTTTACAGAAGAAATAACAATGGTTGGGAATACCAAGTCTTGGACAGAACCAAAAGAAGAGAAGCCTGTTAGCTCTGCTATTGATTTCCAGCTAATGTATTGCAAGGATGCTCGATGGGATGTAATGGCTCGTGCGGCAGATATCCTTGCTAAAGGAGCAAAAAATGCCTGAGTATAGTTTAAGATGCGAGGATTGCGATCAACCCTGGAGCGAATTATGGAGCTTTAACGACTATGAAAAGAAGCTTAATGATGCTGAGTGCCCTGAGTGTTCTAGTAGTAAGGTCTATAGGGATTACTCTTCGGATACTATGGTCACTAATTATATCAAGGGTCTCCACGAGTGTGCGACACTTGGTGAATATGCGGACAAACAAACTAAAAAATACGGCAAAGATAAATGCGAAGAAATGAGCCAGGACTTTAATAAGTTTGATAAAAGGGAAAATCGCAGCGGAGGGATGGAAGAATTGCCTACTGGTATGACCCGAATGACCGAGGACGGCAGTATGCCTTCTCCTATTACTAAGAAACAGGCTATAAAGAAGAGAAAGAAAAAGAAATGAGTTATTTTCAAATCAAAAATGATGATGCTAATGATACAGTCAGGGATCAGGCCACAGAAGTATTCACATTTAAAGGCACAGAAGACTATTTAAATGCTGAAGAATATCCTATGGTTGATATAAATGCCCTTGACGAAGGGACAGATATCTTCGCCCTTCCTGATGCCTATGCAATAAGGGTAGATACAGGAACTCGAATTCGCTATTATGTGAAAAGAGGAAAGTACGGAAAGCTATTTAATCCCATCGGACTATACAGCGAGGGGACTCAACGTAAACAACACCGTCATGCGGGTAAGCCAGCATGGGAGTTTAAAGAAGCGACCCAAAAGGTTTTTACCTACTATATCAAGTTTCTCCGTAGTAGAAATGCAGCATGGCTTAACAACGCAGAAAGGGAAGTATGATGACAGCAAAAGGTAGACTAGGAAAGTCAGAGAAGTATGTGATAGAGGGTATGTTTGAGGACGGATATAGCTTCGCAGAAATAGAAGAAGAGACAGGTCGCAAGGAAGCTACTATTGAGAAGCATCTACGTAGTCTGGCCGAGGCGGAGGTAGAAGAGACTGAAAAAGAAAAGCCGAAAGGTAAAAACAAGGGACTCTTTGTTCGTAAAACTATGATGAAAAATAGCACAGGTGTCAGCATTATGACCGAAGCAGAATCTTCTAGGGGTGAGAGGCCAAAAGGGGAAAGCCAGAGTACAATTAAGGAAAGGTACAAGAAAACAATCCATAAAATCTCTGACGAAAAATAAATGGCCAAAGAACGATCTGATAAAAGTCGCTATCAATCCAGGTATGCTCCCCGAGGATGGGTTCATGCCGCCCAGTACATAGCTGAGCTTATCTGTGAAAAAAAGGCTCAGAATGACAGAGCGGATCTACCCCTTCGCTTCTGGGAATTGCCAGATTGGAAAAAGTATTTTCAATTTCAGGTCGTATTAGCTAACCGCCTCATCAAAGAGCATGGAGAACATGCTGTTATCGCTGCTCTACGCGATAATCGTACATACAAGACCTACTCTCTTCGTAGCGGGTGGCTACATAAGGTCATTGAAGAGTATGTACTGAAGGAGGAGATCTCTCGACAAATAGCTGAAGAGGTGTTATATGATTTTAGGGAAAAGAAGACCTTTGATAGTAACAATTCAAAGAAATCCGTAATATCAGAACTGAAAGACCTAGAATGAATGACGCATTTGAAAAAGATATCCTTAAAGAGTACGGGGAAGTATTACTTGATCCAGCAACGATCATTGAGAATGCTCCTCCTATAATTCCACTATCACCTAAACTAGACATAGCCTTGGGGGGAGGAGTTCCCGAAGGCTCTTTGTTTGTCATGACTGGCCCAGAGAAGGTTGGTAAAACTGTTACAGCATTACAGTTCTGTAAGAACGCTCAGAAGGTACTGCTAGAAGATGGCACTCGTCGTAAGATTATGTATGGCAATATTGAGGGTCGCCTCAAGAAGCGTGACCTACTTGGAGTGAACGGCCTTGATCTTGACCCAGAGTTTTTTAAGGTTATCGGATCAAAGAAAGGCAACATCTTAACGGGAGAGAAATATCTTTCAATTTTTGATAAGCTGGTTCACTATGTACCACATTCTGTTGGAGTTATAGACTCCTTCTCAGCTCTAGCTTCAGAAAAAGAGCTGGTGCAAGATATTGAAGATGCACAGGTTGCGGTTATGCAAAAGTTTATTGCAAAGTTTACCCGTCGCTTCGCTAATGTGTTGCCTATCAATAGAGTAACTCTTGTAGGGATCACTCATATCATGGCTAACATTGGTGCTATGGGAAATGCAAAAAAGAAGACAGAGAAGTCGGGCAACGCACTGAAATATGCCCAAGACGTGAAGCTATACGCTACCCATAAAGAGCCTTTAAAACAAGGTGAGCATCAGATAGGGCAGAAGATTAATTGGATCGTGGAGAACACCGCAACGAACACTCCTCCAGGTCAAAAGGTGCAAAGCTACATGAAGTATGGGCATGGCATTTGGGAGGAAATGGAATTGGTTGACGTGGCATGTGACTTTGGGATCTTAAGAAAAGCTGGAGCATGGATCAAGTGGCCAGATGATAGTCAGTTCCAAGGGAAGGTAAAAGCAGCCGCGTATCTTGAACAAGACAGAGAAGCTTTTGATGATTTAAATAAACAAGTAAGAGAAATGGCAGGACTAGAATAATGAAAAGAAGAGACTTTGTAAAAGCGTTAGGCGTCTTAGGTATTAGCGTCCCTCTTGCTGTCGATCTTGAGGCTGCTGGAGTCAACATATCAACTACTACTTTAGATGATGTAGATCCCGATATAGGCAAGGACTTAAAGGTAGATCTCAAGAAGGTAATGTCTCCTATGAGGAAGACAGCCCCTTCGAATAAAGGCTTTAATCTGCCTCCACAAGCAGTGATTAATGATATTGTCATGAGGATAGGCAGTTATGACATGAAGACCTCTGAAGCTGCGATGGAAGAGTTCTGTGTTATTATTCAGGATGGCGTAAATGCTTCTATACGGGAAGATATTGTCTTTGATATTTTTCATGAGCTTCACTATGTTCCAGAGTCTCCAAACCACAACTCCTATTGTGTCTTCTCGTTGCCAAAAGGCATAGACAGTGCCTATATAATACCTAATCATGGCCATGTCCCAGATAGACTCACAGAAGGAGACCATGTAGCCGTACCAAACTATGAAATAGCAAGCTCAATAGACTGGCGTTTGGTCTACTGTCGTGATGTTCGATGGGATATATTAGGGGCAGCAATAGAAGCCTTCATTGAATCCTTTAGAAGCAAACTATCTACAGACGCTTGGAATACTTTGATTGCTGCTGCCTTTGATCGCAATAACACTGTATCAGGACAGAGTATCATGCTGATAGAGAAGATGAAAGAAAAGATGAGGGAGGATGGAAGGTGTCTTACCGACGCTTATACTAGTCCCGAGCTTATTCAGTCGTGGTTTATAGAAGAATATGGAGAAAAGGCTTGGCAAGAAGCTATCAAAAATAAAGGACTTCTTTATAAAGGTATCAAGATACATTTCCATGACAGCTTCTCTTATGCGGGAGAAGCTAACAGATTTATAACATATGAGTTGGGGCTACCTCCTATTTCTCTTAAGAGCGAAATGTTTTGTCTTGGTCTAGATCAGTCCAATGGATCATATCCTTTTTATATAACCAGGCCAGAGACACAAAAGGATATCATGCTTTATAGTGATTCTAACCCTCATCGACAACGGCGTGCAGGAATGTATGGTTGGGGCCTACAGGGAATCTCTGTATTGAATAATAAGTATACGATCTTAGGGAGATATTAAATGCGAAGAAGAAGTTTTTTAAAGGGCGTAAATGAAAACTCGCGATCTTGATGGGGATATAGTAGACTGGAAGCCAAGCGGTGAGATTGTGACGGCGGAGGATACCCGTAATAGATCACAGTTACATCTAGCAGCTCGACAGATACTTTATGAACTGTTCCCTACGACACAGATAATTGAAGAGGTGTCCATCCCTATTAAAAGGGGGGTAACTCAGTACTTTGATTTCTTCATAAGCAATATTAAATTGGCTGTGGAGGTCAACGGCCAGCAGCACTACAAATTCAATAGTCTGTTCCACTCTACAGCTTCCGACTTTATGGCTCAAAAAAAGAGGGACCAGGACAAGCGGGACTGGTGCGAACAAAACAGAATAACCTTGATAGAATTACCCTATAACGAAAAGATAGAAGAATGGCTGACGAGAATACAAAGCCGATGACGCCAAGGGATAGGCTTGATAAACTCGATGAGGTGTTGAATGAGTACGAAAAGGGGCTGGGATTGCCAGCCTTTATTGAGGGCCAAGAAGACACAGAAGTTCAACGATACTTGTCGCTGGGTCCAAGGGACCGCGAAAAACTAACGCTAGAAGATTGTGCTGAGGCAGCGTTGGTGCTAGGCAACTACGCATTTTACTTACAACGAGCACTTAACCGTGAAAATGCCAGGATCAATTGGGCCACAGCGGTCCTTAAAGAGTTCATCTCTGGCAGAGAGTCTCAATATACAGGGTCATGGGAAAGTCAGTTCTTCCAAGCTACTAAAGAAGATGGCTATGCTAGTGGAGTATTAAGGATTCAAAGGTATGCACAACAGCGGGCAGACCGTATAACATACCTTTCCACTTCCATTAAAAACCTAAGCGATTTATTCGTGAACCTACAGAAAGCAAAGGTAATGAAGGGATGAGTAATAAAAAAGATAGAATAGCAAGCCTGCTTGCTAAGATGGATAACTCTATGCTCGATAAGCTTGAAGAGGCTTTGGGTGACAGCGAAGCACCAGAGGAGAAGCCTACGAAGCATGAGATTCAGAAGAAACCTAACCGCCGTCGTGGGCGTGGAAAGAAACGTAGGCAAGAAGATAGTACCGATTTAGAAGAGATCGAAGAACAGCGTCCTCGTCGCAACAAAAGGGGAAAAAGAAGCAGACCTCGTACACAAGAGCGTAAGATTAGTAAGGGGTCAGCGTGCAGAACTCTTGAGTATGACATTGACTCTCCTCGTGAGAATAGGTTCTTAGATTTTATTGGAGATACTTCTCTCGATGCAGAAGAACGACAAGAATTAAAAGATGCTTCTAAGCTTGATAAAAATAACAAAAGAAAAACGAAGAAGCAGGCCCGTCCCTCTCCAATGATTTGGGTGCGTTGTCGTGGCTGCGGAGAGGAAGAGGAAGTCTCTGCTTCTATGGTTCATAATGTAAAAAGATACAAATGTAACGACTGTTCAGCTACGGCTTGCGGATAATGATTAGACTTCATCTTGTTGAGCTTCTATGTATAATGGTGGTGGTTGGGATGTTCTTCGACCATTTGTATAGAGTGGGGTTTGATAGACCTTATCCCGCAGTGATTATTCCGGTTGCTATTTTGATGTTATGGAGAAATGAATGATACTATCTGACCCCGCTGCCGAACGTGCTGTTCTGGCTGGGCTATGTAGATACAACGGAGAAGCATACTACGATGTTGCCGATATTATCAATAGTGAATCATTTACTATTGAGTCTAACGGAGTTTTGTATGCGTGTATAAAGAGGATGCTGGAGGAGGACGATGCGAGAAAGATAGACATAGCATCTATCCTGTCCTCTGCGAAAGAGCTAGGCGTCTCAGACTTTATTCAACAGCGTCAAGAACTAGCTCATCTTACTGCTATTCTTAAGTTTCCTGTACTCTTAGATAATGTGCGTCGATTCGCAGGCAAGATTCGCAAGCTACAAATAGCCCGAATGATGCATGACCAGCTAGAGGAAACAAAGGATAAGTATCTACTCCTAAAGGGCGATGAGCCAATCTCCCATATCTTAGGAATTGCCGAAGAGTCTATCTTCGACTTTACCTCCCTGCTAAATGACCATGACGATGCTCCGCAGAAGGTATTTGAGGATATTGAAGAATACTTGGCAGAGCTAGGCGAAAATCCCGTCGATCAAATTGGTATTCCTACAGGCTTTATTAAGTACGACTTTGCTATTGGCGGAGGGCTTAGAAGAGGAACAGTCAATGTTATTGGTGCTCGTCCTAAGTGCCAACCTTTAGATGCGAAGATTCTTACTCCAGAGGGATGGATTCTATATCGCGATATTAAGGTTGGAGATATAATATGTCATCCAGACGGGGGAACTACTAAAGTCCTAGAGGTATTTAATACGGGGTCTAAAGAAGTCTTTGAGTTTAGATTTAACGATGGCTCTTCAACACGGGCGTGTGATGAGCACCGCTGGAAAGTAAGACATACTAAAAGTAAAGACTATCAAACTCTGTCATGGCAAAACCTGCAAAATGATTCACTCTTTATAGCCCCCGGATCTATTCATGAAAGAGCACGATGGAGATTCCCTCTAGTATCGCCATTACAACTTAATAAGGATCAAGGCCATATAATTGATCCTTACTTATTGGGAATACTGATTGCTGAGGGAAGTCTTACTCATTCCACGGGATTCAGTTCCGCTGATGCTGAAATTATTGATAATATACAAGAAATCGTTTCTACAACCAACAAAGATTATTTTGTTAAACATAGGTCGCGATACGACTACGCAATCACTCACGGCAGAAGAGGAGGAAGCACAGAGTATAAACAAAATATTTTTACTAATGAGCTAAGACGTTTACAGCTATTCGGCAAAACTAGTCATTATAAATTCATTCCTAAAGAGTACTTATTCTCCTCTTTAGAAAACAGGACTGCCTTATTGCAGGGACTTATGGATGGAGATGGATCGGTTGATAAGCGTGGATTTCTAGAGTATTCCACCACATCCGAGGAATTAGCTAAAGACATGGTTAGTCTAGTACAATCATTGGGAGGAATGGCAACTTACAAAAGTAGAATCACAACCTGCGAAGGATCTTCCTTCCTGTCTTATCGGGTCCATCCACGATTGAATGATAATAGACTATGCTTTCGTTTATCTCGCAAAAAAGATAGGTGCCACGCTAGGCAAAGAGGAGTATTAACACGCGGTCTTATTGAGGTGAAATCTTTAGGACAGATGGATACCAGATGTATTAAGGTAGATGCTTATGATGAAATGTATATAACAGACGATTATATTGCCACCAAGAACACAGGCAAGACAGTGATGGCAGAGAATATAGGAGTGCATATTGCCAAGTCCTTCGATATACCAGTCCTTGACCTTGATACTGAAATGAGGAAAAGCGATCATCAGAATCGTGGTATGGCTATGCTGTCATACGACTCTGATCACAAGACTACAATTAATGAGATGGAAACAGGGCAGTTTACCAAGAGCCAGTACCAGTCTGAGAGACTATTAGAACAAGGTAGACAGAATAAGAATATCCCCTACTACCATAAAAATGTAGGAGGAAAGCCATTTGAAGACCAGCTATCAATTATGAGAAGATGGATAGCCCGTGTAGTTGGTCTCAACGATCAAGGAAAAGCTAAAGACTGTGTTATAATCTATGACTATCTGAAGCTAATGGACTCAGCAGAAATTCGTGGGGACATGAAAGAGTTCCAAGTTCTAGGCTTTATGATGACCGCCTTGCATAATTTCTCTCTACGTTATGATGTACCTATTCTAACCTTTGTCCAATTGAATAGGGATGGTATTACGAAAGAGTCAACAGATACCGCTAGTGGTTCTGATCGTATCATTTGGCTATGCTCAAACTTTACAATCTATAAAAATAAGTCTGATGAAGAGGTGGCAAAGGACGGCCCCGAGAACGGGAATCGTAAACTAGTACCAGTAGTTGCCCGCCACGGGGAAGGATTAGAGGATGGAGACTATATAAATATTCTAATGAAGGGTCAATACGCTAAGCTTATCGAAGGTAAGACAGCATACGAATTAGATGCAGGAGTACCTGCAACAGACACAGGACCAGACGATGACGAAGACGTGGCATTCTAAATATAAAGATCAAGAAAAACTAAACGGCCTAACCAATGTTGTCTTAGAGAACATTGAAGATATCTATGATTATTTTGACGTTAAGTTTCGCAGGGGAGAGAAGCTAATTTTCTCCTCTTGTTTTATACATGGAGGGGATAATACCTCTGCCTTAAACTTATATTATAATGCAGACTACAGGGTGCATTTCAAATGTAGAACCCACCAATGCGAAGCACACTTTGGCACATCTCTTCTAAGTATGATTCGTGGGGGGCTGTCTAACCTGCGTGGCTGGTCGGTCCCTGGAGACCCTATGGTATCATTCGATGATACTGTTAGTTGGCTACTAGATAGATACAAGGTAAGCTTTGGTCAGCTATCGGGTGAAACTTATGTCAATGACCACCAGGACTTTTGCCGTTTAGTTAGCAGTATTGATGAACCAAAGCCTCTCAGTGGTATCATTACGAAGGATTATTATAGAAATAAAGTAGAGATACCAGCCACCTATTACCTGCAACGTGGCTATTCTATCGAAGTACTAGATGACTATGACGTAGGAGTATGCCATTCCCCAAAGAAACCTATGTATAATAGGGCAATGGTTCCCATTTATAGTGATTGCGGGACAGTTATAATTGGGTTTACAGGCCGTAGTATCTTTGGTCAGTGTAAAGAATGTAAAGAGTGGCATGATCCTGAGAAAAATTGTCATGTTTTTCCAAAATGGAGGCATACAAAGGGCTTCGAAAAGGAAAAGTGTCTGTATAATTATTGGAAGGCGAAGCCATACATTCAAAAGACGGGGGTTATTATCTTAGTTGAATCTCCTGGTAATGTGTGGAGGCTAGAAGAGGCAGGAGTCCACAACTCTGTTGCATTATTTGGTGCGGACCTATCTGACGCCCAGAGAGGCTTGATTGATGAATCAGGTGCCCTTTCTATTGTTGCCTTAATGGATAATGATGCGGCTGGACAGCGTGCCGCGACAGATATAAAAGCAAGCTGTGGCAAAACATACAGACTGTATTTCCCTTCGTTCGAGGGTAATGATATAGCAGACCTCAATATAGATAGTATAACCTCGGACATTAAGCCGTGGATAGAATTAGCAAAGGAGAGTTATCAATGACTCAGATAATCGGATTCGCCGGTAAGAAACAAAGTGGTAAAAACACTAGCTGTAATTTTATTACTATGCTTAAAATGAAAGAGCTTGGTCTTTCAGAGGAGCTTCGGATTAATGAAGAGACAGGCGAGCTAGAGGTTAAGGATGTTCTTGGTCAAACCGCTATGAACGGAGGATGGTTCTCATTCACTCCTGGCAATGTCAATATAGAAGGTCTCTATGAGTCAGTTGGTCCCTTCTGTAAGATCTATGCCTTAGCAGATACTTTAAAGAGTATTGCTATTCAGGTGCTTGGTCTGCCCGCAAGTAAGGTATATGGAACAGATGCGGATAAGAGCGAGCTAACTCACCTTCTGTGGGAGAATATGCCTGGGGTTGTTGCCGTTAAAGATTATGAAACCCAAGGAGCCATTGAAATAGGGGAGTTGACTGTTCATGAACCAGGACCAATGACCATCCGTGAAGTCCTCCAGTATATGGGTACTGAGATCTTCCGTAAGATGTATGAAACAGTCTGGGTTGATTCTCTGTTACGTAAAATAAAAGCTGAGGAACCAGAGATAGCTGTCATCTGCGACGTGCGTTTTCCAAATGAGATAAACCTCCTACGAGACGAGGGTGCTATAATCCTTGGATTGTCTCGCGATATCTTCGACTCTAAAGATACCCATGCAAGCGAGCAAATTGATTTTAGTTTGTGCAGCCTAGTGATTGATAACCAAGACATGGAGATTGAGGACCAGTGTAAGGCTATCTATGAAGCATTACAAAAGCTGGGCTGCAAGAATCTTCCTCACGCTGTAATAGGGAGTTAGTACAGTAGATATTAAAAAGTGTAAAGTGTGTGGAGTAGAAGCCTCCTATGTCGATTGGCCCTTAGAGGATTAAGCATGACAATTCCAATAGTATATTTTCGAAGTAGCTCGTTCAACTGTCATAGGTTCTGTCCTATGCAGTTTTATTCTGAATACACTTTAGGCTTGAGAGGTCTATCAAATAAAAAAGCAGACAAAGGAAGCATTGTCCATAAGGTACTAGAGATAGTTGCGTTGGCAAAGAAGGCTTACCAGGATGGCGAGCTGATGATTATGGATGATGATATTGGAGAAGTTGAGACCTCCAACTACGACCCAGAGTATCTCGGCAACATTTGTGCAAGGGTCTATCAGGATTATATCAAAGGGGTTTCCCATCACTCTTGGACCGAGAGAGATTTTAAAGATTGTGTAAATTGGACCTGGAAAACATTAAAGTATAATGAAGGCATGTTCGATCCCCGCAATCTGAATGTCGTGGATGCAGAACCGCACTTCGATTTTGAGCTACCTTACGATTGGGCAGAGTACAATTATCCTGAGCAGGGACTCAAGGGTCAGCTCGCTCTCAAGGGAACCATCGACCTGATTTCTGACCTGGGAGATGGCGTGTATGAGATTGTGGACTGGAAGACTGGCAAGCGATTGGATTGGGCGACGGGAAAAACTAAGGACCAGCATAAGCTTTTTTCTGATCCTCAGCTAAGGCTATATCACTATGCAGCAAAACAGATGTATCCTCACGTTCATACCTTCCTAGTAACCATTTACTTCATCAATGATGGAGGGGCCTTTACTGTCCACTTCCAAGACTCAGACTTAGAAAAGACAGAGGATATGATCCAGCGGCGATTCGAAGCTATTAGAAATACTGAGAAGCCAAAGACTATCCGTCAGATTGATATCAAGCAAAGCTGGAAGTGCTCTAAGCTATGTCATGCGGGCAAGACAACTTTCGAAGAAGACGATCACGTTGCCGCATTGATTGAAGAACGTCCTGGTAAACTAACAAAGTACAAGCAAGTAATGACTAAGTGTGAACAGCTCCGCTATATGATAGACAAGATGGGGATTGACTGGGTGACAGAGAACTATGCTCATCCTGATCATACTCATGGATCATATGGAGAAGGTGGAGGTAAGGTTCATGATGATAGTCATAAAGGAGAAAACTAATGTGGCCGTGGAAAAAACCTGAGACTCCCTCTCCCTTTTCATTAGAATACTATCCTCTAACCAAGAGGTATTATCCTAAGTATAAAGAGTTCTACATGCAAAAGGATTACAGTACGAGAATATGGGAGGCTGTAGGAGACCATTTGTTTAAATTTGCTAGCTGGTCGGAGACAGAGGCAGGAGCCGAGGAAATGATTGAGGAGTTTTCAGAACACGTCTTAAAAAAGAATATAGTAATTAAAGAGATTATTCTTGTAGAGGAAGAGTAAGATGGACGGTAAAATGTTTAGCGGTATAGAAGGACTAATAAAAGGGTTGTTCTTTACCGCCGTAATTTTTGTGCCTTTCGGCTTATGGAAAATGGTCGAGATAGGTATATGGCTTTAGAAAGGCTTGTTTGGATGAAACACTACACTCCACTACACTGTCACTCCGAATACTCTCTGCTAGATGGATTGTCTAGCTGCGAAGCTATGGCTGATCGCTATGAGAAGATCGGGGCGAAGGCTGGAGCTATTACGGATCACGGTACGGTATCGGGTGCTATCGACTTCTTTGGAAAAATGAAGGATAAAGATTTTCGTCCGATACTGGGTTGTGAGATGTATGTGTCAAAGCAGGATGTGAAAATAAAGAACAAAGATAATAGGTCGCTAGACCATCAGGTCATCCTAGCTAAGAATGCGGTAGGTTGGAAGCAGCTATTGCATTTAGTATCTGATGCTAATAGGAAGGAAAATATGTACTATAAGCCACGTATCGACATTGATATGATGGCTAAGACTGCCAGCTTTGGAAATCTAGTATCTTTTAGCGGGCACCTTGGATCAGTACTGGCGAATGCTATAACTGATGGAGAAAGACTTGATCCTGACTGGATGAAAAAGGGGATTGCTTGTGCTAAGAACCTACAGGTTGTTTTTGGCAAAGGAAACTTCTTCATTGAGATTCAGTTAATAGACTCCAAGATTAATACCTTCGCGGGAATGGTGGCTAACGCTTTAAGGCAGATTTCCGTCAAGACAGGAATCCCTTGTGTTGCTACACCTGATGCTCACTATGCCGAAAGGGAAGACGCGGAGGATCAACAGGTCTTGCTCTGCACAAACTTTAAAAAGACCTTGGGACAAGTCAAGAGAGAATTAAAACAGGGAACGGCTAATCGTACCCTACAGACCTTCTTCAAATCTCACAACTACCATATTCCTTCTTTCGAAGATATGCTAGAGTTTCATACAGAAGAGGAGCTTGCTAATACCAATGTTATCGCGGATATGTGCGAGGATTATAATATCCTACACCCGCCAGATCCTCCAAGGTTTGATTGCCCTAAAGGGATGGACCCTAATGAGTATCTTCGCTATCTCTGTCGTACAGGATGGAACGACAAGATGGCCCATATTAATACTGAGTCTACAGAATTCAATAAGTATGGTAGCCGTGTGAATATGGAGTTGGATGTATTCACGGGAATTAACCTGTCTAGTTACTTCTTGATTGTGAATGATATCTTAAACTTTACTCGCAGTCGAGGCTATCTAACTGGTCCTGGCCGTGGTAGTGCTGCTGGATGCATGGTTTCTTATCTACTTGGCATCACTCAAATTGATCCTATCCCCTATAACCTAATCTTTGAGCGTTTCTATAACGCTGGACGTAATGCTCCTGGTAAAGTGTCGTGGCCTGATATTGACTTCGATGTACCCAAAGCTGCTAGGGGTGAGATTGTTGAGTATATCCGTAAAAAATACGGAGAAGACAACGTTGCTCAGATCATTACATTCCAAACACTAAAGGGGAGAGCTTCTCTTAAACGTGTTATGGGGGCTCGTGGAAACATCTCTTTTGATGAACAGAATGCAATAACTAAGTGCATTGTAGACGAAAGCAAGATTGCTGATGAGCTTGGAGATATTAAAGAAGAGTATGGAATCTCTTCAGTCATCCTTTGGGCACTGGAGAATAACTCTAGTAAATTAAAACGATGGTGCTCTATTGGTGAGAACGGAAAGCTTGAGGGGCCAATGTCTCGCATATTTGAACAAGCTATTCGCTTAGAGGGTACGAAGATTATCTCTGGTAAGCACGCTGCGGGAGTAGTTATTTCCGCAAACCCTATCAGCGATACCTGTCCGATGGTCCTTGACAAGCAGGGGAACAATCAACTGGCAGGCTTTGAAGGTCCAAGCTGCGAGGCAGCGGGACTACTTAAGCTAGACTGCTTGGGTGTTACTACGTTAGATAAAACTATGGATGCAATTAAAATTACAGCAGGAGAAGATGATGCAGACTGACCAAAAGATAACAGAGTTCAGATTGGAAATGGTAAAGTTGTCACAAAAATACCCCTTCATCAAGAGAGTTACGATTGATGAGGATGCGTGGGGGGCTATGTGTAAATCTTTCGATAAAAACTTTGACCGCGAGGAAGGCACGACAGAAAAGCACATAAGTAGTTGTGATGGCTCTATGAAATTCCAAGATCTATTTGTAGAAAACGAGGATGTTATATGAAAAATAATAGATGGTTTTTATGTTTCGACTTTGAAACAGATGGGAAAAATCCTAATGAATGTAACCCCGTACAACTGGCGGCGGTTCCTATTGATCCAGATACGCTAGAAATTAAGAAAGAGTTTTCTTTCAATGTATGGATTCGTCCACCAGGGATCGACAACGAGGACTATTTTGATGACGAGCGGAGTAAAACTATTCAGTGGCACGCAGACAACATGGGTCTTGAATTTGACCAAGTAGTAGAAAAGTGGAAGGGAGGGGTCGCACAAAAGACTGCCTGGAAACAATTCTGTACCTACTGTGCCAAGTACGAAGTTGACAAACGCCCTGGCCAATGGTATCCTCAACCTATCCCCGTGGGATATAATATCTGGGGATACGATAAGGTCATTGTAGATAGACTGGCGGCAAAACATAAGACTAAGGTGCCGTTTTCTGAGGTTACTAAGATGGATGTTTTTGATCAGATCTTTTGGTGGATGGAAAGCCTAGACGAGCCAACTGATTTCAAGATGGACACTCTTCGTAAGTTCTTCGGGATAGAGTCTCAAGGTCAAGCACACGATGCTCTCGTAGACGTGTACGAAGAGTCAGAAATCTTTGTTAGGTTCTTGAAGTTCCATCGTAAGCAGGCTTCGGTAGCCAAGTTTAAAGGGTCATTTAAAGGAGTCAAGGCATGAAGGTTTGGTCAATAACAGCAGACAGCGAATCCTGTGATCACTATGGTCCCTTTTTAGTTATGAAGAAACCAACTAAGAAAGAGCTAGACTTGTTCGCTCATAGCCTAGACGGGGATGAAGACAAGGAGGGGCCAGGGAGAGATGGGTCTTATGTTTCTTTAGAAGTTCAAGAAATCAAGGTTGAAGAAAGACTCAAATGATTGAATTCGACTGTGGATGTAGGTTTGAGGAGAACTCAAAAGGAAAGCCTGTAATAAATCCCGATCTTACCAAGCTGCGTCTGGATTGTCCGAAGACATGGCAGATGATTTCCGATGGTAATACCAAGGGGGTATTCCAACTAGAGTCTCAGCTAGGTCAAAGTACGGCAGCAAAGACCGCTCCCGCTCACATGGAAGAGTTGTCTGATCTTATAGCAATAATTCGTCCCGGTTGTTTAGAGGCAATTGTTGATGGGAAAAATTTGACTCAGCACTATATAGATCGCAAGAGTGGCCGTGATACTGTAGCATACCTCCACCCCGCCTTAGAGCCTATCCTTGAAGGCACCTACGGGATTATGATCTATCAGGAGGAAGCTTTAGGTATTGCTCGGCAAATAGCAGGGTATAATCTTCAGGAGGCGGAATTACTTCGCAAGGCTATTGGTAAGAAAAAGGTAGAACTCATGGCCAAGATTAAGGAAGAGTTCCTTAAAAAGTCCATAGGTCTAGGCATCATCAACAAGGAAGAAGCAGAGGAGATCTTTAGTTGGATTGAGAAGTCTCAGAGATACTCGTTCAACAAGTCTCACTC